TGTAATGCCTGTCCGGGTTGCATAATAAATGTAGAACGGTTAGCTATCAAGCCACCTTCACATACAAACGCACTAGGAGTAACTTGCGATTGGTCTGCCATTTTAACTTACTCTTAAATTTAATGTAGTGCTACGACTTCCTGAATTAGATTGTGGTATATAAGTAGACCTCACATAATCAAACCTATTAACTAATAATGTCTGCATATTTTTAATACCTTGTTCAAATCTGCCAAAGTTTAATTGATACTGTTGTGTTTCACCCCTATACTGATACACAAATGCTGTAGCACCATCTACTATTACTGCTGCAAATCTATCAGGTATTGTTGTTGTATCTCCGTGAGCCGACATATCTGTAGGAAAAGAAAAGTAATCATACTTTAAAGTTAAGGATTTTCTTGGGAATGGATATAAAAGATAATTATTATCAGGAGTTCTTACTACAAATTCAGGTACACCACCACCATCAAACTGTGTTACAGTTACCCCACTAGCTATAGAAGCTGCTGTTGTATTATTTGCACCTCTTGTACATCCTGTAAATGTAGTACCAGAACCTATAGCTGTATATGTAATTTGTTCATTACCTATAAATAGAGTTCCTGTACTATCAAAGCCTGACGTACTTGAAACAGTTATAGTTGTTACACTATCTGTATGTGTTGTACTTGTTGTTGTACTATTTATTTCATCTTCTTGTGTAATAAAACTATTAATGTAATCATTATAGTTTAATATTTTTAAATTACCACCTGATACATTTAAATCAGAATCTTTTATTATTCTAAATGTATTGTAGTCTACCGTTTTTGTTGTTGCTGCAACTGAATATCTTACAACTCCTGCTGTTAATGTTTTTGTATCTACAGCATGATTAAAAGGATATTGAAATTCTTTTTGATTTATGTATCGTATAGATTCATTTACTGCATTTTGACATTGAACTTGTATACCCCTAGCACTAGAAAAGGTTGTAGAAGTTAATGCAACTTCATTCAACCTTGCTATTACTTTATTTGTTAGTGTTAGGTAAGTTTCTGCCATAATAATTCCTAAAAGTGTAGAGGAGCAAGTTGCCCTGCTCCCCTAGAAAAGTTAAGCTAATTGGTCTCTATCGACCTCATCAGGCTTATCATCTAATCCATGACCTGCTAAATCAATAACAGTTGCATAGACTCTGAGTCTACCTGTAGCTGGAGCCGCACCTGTAATCTTACAGTCAATAGTGTCTGTAGTAGTTACAAACTGAGTGTAAGTTGAAGCTGCTGCTCCTACAATAGTATTAGTTTGACCATTAGTTCCTGCTGCACAAAAACCTGTACCGGTTATATCTGCACCATCAATAATGTCATCACCTGCTGCGAAGTCCATGTCAAGAGCACAACTTGAAGTAAATGCTTTCATTACTTCTGCACCTGCATTTAGGACTAAAGTATTTGCAGGGATTTCTAACACCTGAAAGATGTCTCCGTCTGCAAAACTTCCACCTGCCGCTACTAACGCATCGATATCAAGGTAAGCTTCGATATTTCTCATTACGTGAGTATTTTTAGCTGATGGCATAGCCACTATAGAATCGGAAGATACACCAGTGGTATCTTTAGAAGTTAAATCATAAGTTGCCATTTATACCTCCCTTACCCTACGTTATACTTGGCAGTAACGATTGCTTCAGGGCGAAGAATCTTTCTACCATACAAATGCATACCACGAACAATATCAGCAAAAGAATCAGGGTCTCTGTAAGTCTCTGTCTTGTTGATTTGCTCGGCAGTAGCTACTGCTGAACTATGTCCTGCAACGATAACACCATAGTTTGAGTTTTGGTTAGCAGTTCCAGATGTTCCCGGACCTGTACCTACTGAAGGTAAGTTATTGGACATATACACGTCAAAGCCATGTATTTTTCCAACAGATAAACCTGACCTCAATCCACCTGATTCACCGAAGTCACCATTTAGAAGACGTGAATCTTCATCTTTTAGTACTTCAATAAATGTTGGATGTAGAACAAGCCATCTACCATCAGTGTCTACAAACTGTGTATCTAACAATCTGCCCATTCTAGCTATAACCTGTAAGGGAGTAGCTGTAGCAGTTGCTTGTGCAGTTGCACCACCTAGTCTTGGAGCTATTGGGATAGAGTGGTCACCAGCACTAGAAGTAGTGATGTTACCAAAGCTATCTTTTCTTAGCTTCATGCTTGTTAGCAGTTCATCTGAACCAGCAGTTGATACTGACTTAGTACCATTAACTACATCGTTTGCTGTTCCTGCTAATGCATTATTTGAGGATTGCTTAAATCCTGACAAGTAACCAAGAACGTCTTGGTCGTAGTTGTCTTTTAGTCTGTAACCTGCTCTGTCACTTGCCATTTGAGAGAAGTTTACGTGACTGTGAGCTTCTTCAATATCATCTATTTTAAAAGCAAAGTAGTTTGCTTTGTCAATAGTTAATGTGAAGTCCTCATCGTCAAGGTCTTGAGGTTGCACGTTTGCACCTCTAGCGTATTCCTTAACGGTGATTTCTGGCTCCTTTATTATTTTAACGGAATCACCCATGTTGCTAATCTCTCCGAAATAATCAGAGTTTGTAATAGATTCGACAACGGAGTTTTTCCTAAAGGCTAACTGAACCTGCTTAGAGTAAATAACTGGGGAGAAATTACCATTGGGCAGATTACCGTAACCTGCTGCAGTTTTAAATGCCATTTTCATCTCCATTTTGAAAATTGAACAAATGCACCGAAGTGCTAAAATTTACTCGTCATCGGCTAATAGTATTTGAGGTTGTACGTTTGATAGCTAATCAAGTGTAGGCTCATACCATCAGGTAGGCTTTCAAGTGTCGTGTAGTATGTGAGTTGTCCACGTGGAGGGGTCACATTATAGTTGATACTAGTTATATGTATAAATAACTATTTGTCAACTATTTATCTAGCAGAACCAGATAAATCGTATATAAAGTTACCGGAACGTATAGCTTCCATGATTACATCAGCTTTAGCTGCATATTCATCGGCACTCATTTTATCAACAGTAGACTCTTTAAAAGTTACTGTGTTGTTAGTTTCTGAAACAGACGTTTTACTTTTTGTTGAGACTGCTTTAGCAGCACCTGCATCATTTGACTTCTCTTTTTTCTTATTAAGTCCTTTGTCTGCTTTATAGAGGTCAATGGCTCTTGCGGCAGATTTTGCATCATTGTCGTTTTCATATAATGCATTTTGCACCCATTTAGGTTGTTCTTCTGCCCACTCATGGAACTCATCACTTTCTCTGATATCTGCGAAATCAGGATGTAGTCTTAACAATTCTACTTCTGCTTTCTCTTTTATAGAGTTAGCATCCCTTTCGTCTATTTCTTTAATTCTTTTTTCTATATCTTCTGATTGCTCTCTAGCTTTTTTAGTGGCAATAGTTTCTACTATGGCTGCTACATCAGGATATTCTTTTGCCCATTCATTTATATCTTCATCTGACTTAGGCAACTTCATTTCTTTTTTAGTAGCTTTACTTAATTGACTTTTTAAATCATCAAGTTGCTTTTGCAAGTCTTTTTCTTTTTCTTGGGAGTGTCTTCGTAAATCTCCATAACGTTTCTTAAAAGTTCTTTCTTCAGCAGTCTTCGGTTCTTCCTCATCTTCTGCTTTCATTTCTTTAACAGATTTGGTTTCACCTTTTTGTTCTTCCATTAACTGTTTAAGTTCTTCTTCATCTTTTTTAATTCTATCTTCGTGAGTAGAAGGTTTTTCCATAAATGCTTTTTTCTTTGGTGTAGCATCTACTACCATCTCTTGTGCTTGTTCAGCCATTTAGTTTCTCCTTGGGGTTATCGTAGCCATTATGTTGGGGGATAAGTAGCCTGTATGTAGGTTATTGTCTTGAAGCTAACCCACTTCGCTTCTTCTTATTAGCTTTAGGTAAATTCTTTCTTTGTATAAAACCACCTGATGCAGTAGAAAATCCCATATCTGAACTTCCGGGGTCTGTTGCGTCTGCACCACTATCACTACTACCATCTCCACTATCATAATAATCATAACTATATGTTGGACTTGTGTATGTAGGTATAGATGTATCAGCTTTACCTGACTTTATATCTGCTTCTACTTTTGCTCGTTGGTCTTTTTGTTTTTGTTCTGCTTGTTCTAAGTCTGTTCCTGCTAAACCTGACCTTACTAAACTCTTATATAAAGGACTTTCTTTAAATACTCTATCTGTAGTTAAAGGTTTGCTTCTATCCCCTTTAGTAGTAACACCTGCAGCTAACTTAGGGTCTCTTCCTATTCTAAAATCACCTGCACTTTTTGGAGCACCTTTTGCAAATTCAGTGGGGTCTACTGACCTAGGGTCTATACTAGTTCTAGATGTAGTACTTCCTTGTGATACATCAGGATATCCAGTCTTGCCTTTAGAAATTGTACTTCCTTGTGTTATTCCTGTAGGAGTCGTTGTTGTTATAGTAGTAGTAGGTTTTTGGTCTCCACCTTTTATTTCATCTCCTTTTTTAGTAAGTCTATCATCTTTAGGGTCAGCAAATTTAGTACCACCACCTGTTTTATATCCTAGCTCTGTTGCCCATGCATCATATCTTTCTTTTCCCTTTTGCCCTAATGAGTTATATTCTTTTGTAGATACAGTAGAACCATGCCAACCTGTATTAAAACTAGCTGACATATGTTTAGCAAAATCTGCCGCACTTTTATATGATACAGTTCCTTGTTCTGTTAATGAAGCAGAACCATCTGCGTTCATAGCTAAACCATTTTTATGGAATACACCATTACTAACTATATCTACATCACCTGCTTCATTACCAAATTTAAAAGTAGGAGTAGCTCCAAACATAACACTAGAGTTTCTTATATCTGTCTGAAAAGCTTTTTGTGAATTAGCTTCTGCTATTTCTTCTGGTCCATATGCTGTGTCAAACATAGCTTCTGCGTCATCTTCAGCACCTAATATTTTATCAGCATCTGCTGTAGGATAAGCAGAATCTTTACCCATAAGATTACTAATAATAGTTCCACCAATAGCTGCTATAGGATTTATTAAAGCACCTAAACCTGTAGCTAAACCTTTACCTAATCCTGAATCTTTTCTTTGTGCCGCTTTAGCTAATTCAGATACTGCTGTAGATTTAATCCCTACACTATCATCCCCACTGTCTTGTTGAGTAGCACTTCTAGCACGTACATCGGTTACTGTTTGCTCTTGCTCTTTTTCTTTTTCGGCAACAGGTTCAGGTTTATATCCAGCAGGAATAGGATAGATAGGATTTCCGTTTACAAAAGGTATATATAATTTCTCTCCTGCATCATTTATATATACACGTGTTTCTGATTGTTGTTGTTGCCCAAACGGTGTACCTATAGCTTGCTCAAATGTATAAGGTGACCTTTGTTGCACTTGTGATGATGCATACACAGGTGCTTGTGGTGTTTGTACAGTAACAGGTTGTGCTACTTGTTGTGGTTGTGTTTGAGCAGGAGCAGCAAACATAGACTGTTTAGTAAGTTGTGTTGTAGGTCCTTGTATATTAACTCCCGGAACTACACCACCTTCTGCCATTTGTGTAAATGGTACATTGTCAGGTAATTTAGCTTGGTCAGAGTTACCCATCTGACCCATATCTTCCATCTTCTGTAAGCCTTGTTTAGCTTGGTCTCTAATACCCATAATCTTTTCTAAGCCATGATATCTAACAACATCAGCAGGTAATACAAACTCACCCTCACTTAATTGAGCAGGTATATCATCTCTTACTTCTTCTTGAGTCGAGCCAATAGGTACAGGATTTTTAGATACAGGGTCTTTGGTTTTACCTTGGTCTTTAAACCCACCATCTTCAAACAATTCCATTTGGTCACTTACAGATTTTTTAGTCATTGTTTTTATTTACCTCATCTCTCAAATATTTTAATCGTCTTAATGCTGCTATTGCACCCTGAGTTCTATACATAACAACTGTATCTTCTGCTTGCTCTATAGCTTTATGATGCTGTTCTATTAAAGCATCTAAATACTTATTGAGTTGGTGCTGGTGGTTGACTAGGGGTTTGAGGTTGCCCAGTATTTGCTTGTCCATTTCCACTAAATCCTTGTTCATTTGGTTGAGGTGCTTGACCTGTTCCTATTGTACCACCACCTGCTCCTGTGGGGTCCATTGGGTTTGCACCTGCTGCAGGTTGTTGTCCTTGAGGTGGTTGAGGTCCTTGAAACTGTTTAAGTAACTCTGCCTGTAATACTGCTTCATCCATATTATTAGTGACCTTTGAAGGGTCTAAGTCCATAGCTTTAGCTATTTCTCTAATAATATAATTAAACTTAGCAAACGGAGCAAGGACAGGATTAGATGCAGTTTGTAAAAATTGCATTAGTCTTTGGCTACGAACCTCATTTGCCATTAGGCTTTCAGTTCCTCTAGCATGAACTTCTAAATCACCTCTTATTTCTGGGTCAAAATTAAATTGCATATTAAATCTAAATAATCCTTCACCTAATGGTTTAAGTAAATAATCATCTACATTCTTAATAACAGTTTTAATACTGCCACTTGCTGCGTTCATTAACATAGATATACCTGATGCAGTTCTACCTACACCTGATACACCTGTTTGACCATGAGAAAAAGAAGGTAGTCCAGTGCTTTCATCAGCTAGTTGTCTAGCCTTATCAAACAGTTGCAAGTTTTCGTTTGATACATTAGGGAACTTTGTACCAAAGATAGCTTGACCCGGAGCACCTCCTTGTCTTCTAAATACTTTACCCGGATATACAGATAAATCTTGACCCGGAACTAAATTAGTTTCATCTACTTCTATAAGCAAGTTACCTGATAATACAGCATTATCAACAGCCATTCTCATAAAACCATTCATTAATGTTTGTGTATCATCCATGTTTTCTGCTAAACCTACACCAAAGAATGAATATGGATTTAACTCAAATGGTGCAGCCATGTATGGTATTTTAGCAGGTTTAAATGGATTAAGTACAACTCTAAGTAATCTACCACCTGATACCCACACATTAACTTGTAATTCTTCAAAGTCTTTTAATTCTTTAGGTATATCAACACCTTGTTCTTCTAACATGTCAGTATCTAACTGACCCCAATATTCAAGTACTTCAAATCTTTCTACATAGCTATCTTGGTTATAATCTATTAAATCATCTTCCCAATACTTTTTAGTATAGTTTTCACCATCTGTTATTACTTCTTCAATAACTGTATCTCTAAAATAAGGTCTGCGTTTTAAAGCACGTAATTCAGAACGTGACATTTTGTGTCGTTCTATTATGTACTGTGCTTGCTCAATATTAGTACTATCAGGGTCAGGATAAAAATTCCAAACGGAAACATGACTGACTTGGGGAATCGTTTTAAATACTGGAGAATACTCACCTTCTTCGTTCCAGTTCGGATATTCTTTGTCAACAGCAAAAGGTCCTTTCATTACTCCTGTACCAAATAATGCCATCTCAAAAGCTGTACTTCTAAGATGTTTATTGGCATGTGATTCTTGCAGTTGGTCCATGATTTGTTTTTCCATAGACTTAGCTGCAATCATTGCAGGACTATATGTTATCGCTGTAGGAGTTTGTCCACTGCCTTCTTTAAGGTTTTCAATATCTCCAAGCTTTTCTTCCAAAGGACCAAGCATATCTTGCAAACTCTGTGCTGTAGCTCCTTTAGGTAGCTCCTTGCCATCTCCCATGAAACCATAGGGAGAAACCATATCTTGTCCATTATCTTGATTACGTAATTCTTGAGGTTCTTTAGGGTCGAAACTAACATCTTTAGCAACTCCTTCTGGTAATTCGGTTGGTTCTATACTTATAGGAAATTTGTTTCCTGCAAATAATACATCAGCTATCTGTCCATAAGCAGCCAATGTTTTTGTTTTTGTTATCTTAATAAATACTCTAGACTTTTCAGCTTCGGTAAATTGAACATCAGGTCCATATATACCTCTGTAATTTCTATAGGCACGAACCCATCTTGTTTCATCATCATATCTATAGTCTTCTGATTTTTTAAATTGAGACATAACATGATTAGCAATACCTTTTACTTCAGTATCCGTTACATTAGAATCTTCAGAATCTTCTAATGCAATCGCATCATCTTCTATATTTATTTCGTCTTCTGCCATATTAATATCCAAATGTTGAATCTGCTACAGGCATACTTCTAGTAGGTGTGCCATGTGGGTCGTAATCAAATATACTAAATCTTGGTCTTGACATTATACCATATCTTAGGGCATCATACAAGTGGTCTTCTGCTCTAGTATCTACATCTTCAGGATTCTTTTTATCCAAAGGTATAGCTGGTAATTGTGACACCATATTAGTACAGGTATCAAAGAACACTATTCTAGGCTCTTCTGTATATTCATCTACTTGCAAACGTCTATGTATCTCATTCTTTCCTGATACACGACTACCTTTACTTCTGTCTGAAGGTCTAAATCTACACCCTCTCATAATCATTTGCTCTGCTAGTGAAGGTCCTGTATCTCCACGTTTATGCCATAAAGAACTATCTAAGACACCATACTTTATATTACCATCTTCAGCTTCTAATTCATTAATCATATCTGCCAAATCTGTGGCAAGGACTTTGCTAACATAGAGTTCTCTATAGACAATAAGTTGTTCAGATGGTGAGACAGCAAACCATAACACTGCACTAAAAGAACCATACCCATAATCACAAGACCTAAATTTGACCCAATTATGAGGGATGTGAAAAGGCTCAACCACGTGAATATCACGATTAAACTCTGTAAAGGCAGCACCTTCTTTAATATCCCAATCGCCCTCAAGTAATTGCCTACGCTGTTGCTCTGGGAGGGATAGCAACATTGCTTCGTAATCACCTTCTCTAGAAAGATACGGATTGTCAGATAATCTTGCAGGGATAAATTTCCTTTTAAATAATGCTTGTCCAGCTTTGCTATGTCCTGCTGGATACTTAAGTACTTCGCCTGTCTCAATATTTGTCGCATCGAATGTCTTTCCATATGGTGCAGGGTCAATAAACATTTTTTTGACCCAACCGTGACCCGGACCTCCCGGGTTAGTGGTTGCTCTCATATAGATTGGCAAGTCTGATGATGCTGTTCTTAGTCGTGAACGCATGTAATTCCATGAAAATGGAGTTGCCCATTGCGTTAACTCGTCAAACCCTATCCAACTAAATGCCAATCCTTGATATCTTAATACGTCATCATCTCTGTCAAGGTATGACATCCACAATCTAGCACCCGATGGTGCTACCCATTGCATCTTTCTCTCTGACCATTTTATACCCTTCCAAATCTTAGGGTATATTTCTTGTGACTTCCATACTAACTCTCTTAATTCTTCTGTTGTATGTCTTAATAGTAATCCACTAAATGATGGATGACCCATGTATCGGAGTGGGTCAGCAAGCATGGCATAGCTTTTACCACCACCTGCACTACCTCCATATAGTACTTCTCTTTCATTTGCAGCAAGAAACTGCGTTTGTGGTCCTGCGTTTGGTTTAAATATTACGTTAAGAGATTCTTCATCATCTAGACGTTCTACTTCTACTACACTAGGCTTTTGAACCGAGTCTTTCTTCTTCGATGGCTTTCGCCTTTTCGATTGCCTTCTGGGCATACTCAGACCATTTTCTGAGAGTTCTAGCTTGGTTCTTACGTTGTTGCTCATGCATTAACCTTTTTCTTAATCCTACGTGAGATATCTCTCTACCTGTTTTTTGAGTAACCCAATTAGCAACTTGTCTAAAGGAATACTGTTTTACATATTTTCTAGCCATCTCAATGGCTTCAAGTTCAAAGGGTATTGGATTAAGTATGTCAGGGTCTTCTTCATTCTTTTCATAACCAAAAGGTACTATTCGTGATATACGTGGTATCTTAGACCACTCTTTACCTTCTTCATCTTTTACATCTGTTGGTTGTGGTAACTTCCACTTACCTAAACTTCTATTCATTTTATTTACTTTTATACAAGCTTAAATATTTTTTAGGTGCACCAAAATAATCCATGCTTTCTAAAGCATGTTTTACTGTTCCTGATATGTTGTCTCTTGCTTTACGTGTTACGTATGCTCTATCATCTATATAAGCCAACTCATCAGTAGTAAATTTTATTGCTTTAGAATATGCTTTAAGTTGAGCATCCGAAAGTTTTTTTCCAGAGTCTATCATTGCTTCATACTTTTCTTCATCTTTAAAATACTTGTTAGGTACTTTAACCCACATACTTTGATTATTTGTTGTTTTCTTTTTAGGTTTAGTCTCCACAACTTTCTTTTTTGGTGCAACTTTCTTAGCAACTTTTTTAACTACTTTCTTTGCAACTTTTTTTCCTATAAAACTTCCTATGCCACCCATTATTCTACTCCTTATTTTTTGGAGGTAATATCATTACTCCACCTGATGCTTCTACTTGTACCTTCTCGGTCTTAATTAAACCTACTCTGTCTAGCAGTTCCTTGCTTGCTGAGAGCTTGTCTCGTATGCCAAGCTGGGTAGGGTCATCTACACCACTTACCATAGCCACAGCAGCCTTAGGTGCGTTTCTACCCATATAGAGTTGTGTAGCTTCCATAATCTCTTCTTTAAGAGACTTTATTATATCTGTTGTACTAGAAGTTTCAGAGTATCCTGCAAGGACTTTAGCCTGTGCTACATCCCCACCTGCACCATCAAATAGTACATCAAGAAACTTCTGTTGTCTTTCAGTTAATTGTCTACTCATACTGGTACATTCTCTCTGTGATAGTGTCTATCAACGATTGCTATTAAACGCTTGGCTCTATTAGGTGTTTGTTTAAACCAACGAGAATTTTCCATCTCGTCTGCCATTTTATACCAGTCCAAATCTTCTACGGCAGCAATCATATTTTTAAATTTAGATAAACGAGGTCTACCTAATTGAAAACACATATTAGCTAATACATGTTGTATATCATCAGGTAGATTATTAAATTGCGAAAATAATAGGTTACAATCTTTTATAGTTGTTTCTATGTCTTTCGCAAACCAATCATCCACTTGTTCGTGTGGAATCTTTGTTCCTATAGGTTTTTCATAATATTCTTCATCCCATTCGGTAATTAGGTGTCCTATACCCCCAGTAGGGTATCCTTCTGAACATTTGTATATTTCGTACTTAACACCTTCGTCATTTGCTATTTCATCTTGTAGTTTTATTAAGTTCATTTCTTCCCCATAATCTTCATAGCTTGTCCTGCACCCTTGATACCAAATGATGCACTAATAGCTATAAACAAAAGGTACTGATACCACTCAGGTAGTGTATTCAATACCTCAAACCCTGTTCTTACATATTCTGTCATGCTAGGAATGAACACTAGTATAGCAGGTAAAAGTAAAACTGTCAAGGCAAATTCATCTTTCCAGCTATTATCTGTGGCATCAGCCATAGACTTTTCCCATGCCACTTCACCTGTTGCTATCTTTTCAGCTACAACTGCTTTAGCTTTAGCTTGTGCTACCTTTGCTTGTCCTTCAGCCTTAACCTTTTCAACCTTACTGTCCATCCAAGAACTAGCGAGGTTTGCGATTGGTCCTATCAACGCTGTTAACATTATTGTCTCCTCTATGCTCGTGACCCATCCAAATGCCAAAGACACCTGTCATCACACCCATAACTACTGATACGAAGGCTGACTGTGCAGCAGTCGGTGCATCTAAATCCATAAACCATTCAGCACATCTCCATGACATAACTGTACTAGCAAGCATCATACATCTTGGTAATATTTTCCATTTAAGAAACTGCTCAACTGTGACTATTATAGTCTCCTAATTCCTTGGCTTTCTTGCCATTTCCTTAGTTCTTTTACGTGTAGGTTGTGAAGATAGTTTCCTACCTTCAGGAATGGCTTCGCTAATTTTAGATATAGTTCGTATTTTTTCATCTAAATCTCGCCGTTTTTTTAGCAATCGTTTTGGGCTGTTTAGATATTTGTCTACCTGCTCTAGTTGCTTTGCGTTTAGCAGCCGTACTGGCGGCGTATTCAGAACTAGAAAGAGCCTTAATTGCTTTTTCAGGTAGATAACGTTCACCGGTAGCTTTTGACCCTTGTGTACTAGGCTTGCCACTTTTAGTTGTCCACTTCTGTTTTGTCCAACTTACTAGTGATTTTTGTGGTGCTTTCATACGCTTCCTTTATTTGTTCTATTGTTCTAAAACATCCTATACAGATATTACCTTGTAATTTACAGATGCCTACACAAGGACTCAAAACTTTCCTACCCATTTACCTGCTGCCCATGCTAACAGTCCTGCAAAGAATAGTACGAGTATAAATGCTATTCCGTATCCTAAGTATTCCATTAATTCTTCTTGACGTTTCTGTGCCATCTTTTCTTGATAACGTCTAGACTTACGTGCTTCAGCTTGAAAGGCTTGCCAATCTTGCCATAATCCGGGTCTACCTAGATATATCATCATCTTCTTGAGTTCTTCTTCTTTTTCTTTTATCTGCTCAAGAGCCATGAACTCTTCTAAGTCTGTGCCACCTACACCTTTAGCTTTCTTTTTCTTTAAGTTTTTTTCTATTGCTTCCTTTGAGAATACAAAATCGCTTATATGTTTAGCACACCCACTTAGTTCTTTTCCGTTGGACACGAATTGTTTTATTACACTAAATGCCGCATTTGCTGCAGCTAATTCTGCCAACATTTTATTTTTTCCTTATG